ATATACATCAAAAGGTTCAACTAATAGCTTGTTGCGTTCTGCAAACTCAAGTGCAATTGAATCTTCTAAACGTCTGCCCCATGCCATGCGTTCATTGTCATCAATGTTGATAACTACCTTATCTTTTTTCTGATGATAAAGTTCAAACTCTGTTTGGTATGGGTTTAGATCAAACAATGCTGATACCTCAGTTGAGGTGACATCTAGCAAACGATTTTCTAACCACGATTGCTTATCGGTAATCGGGTATTCAACAGCGGTCATAGTTTTAGTTCTCCTTGTTTTTGGATTTTTGGTAAAAAATATTCGGCAACTTTTTTGCCGTTCTTTAATTTTTTCATTTCCATTTGAATGTCATGCCCTGCTTTTTTTAGGTCATTTATTCTGGCAGCTAATCTAAAGCAATGAAAAAGCTCAAGTGCTTCTAGGGCAGTTAGTGAGCCGTAGTTTTGTAAGTGATACAAAACCTTGGCACTTTGCGTAGTTGTCTTGGTCATAGGTCAGGAGTTTGTTGAAATTTGACGTACTCTTGATCTGGTACAATTTCCATTTTCCATTTACCAGTAACTGCATAGTTGCCACCATGTTTCCAAGTAGGATCTTCTTTCTCATATTCGTAATCAGAAAGTTGATACTGCTTTTCTTCTTCAATGCAACCTGATGCTTTTTTTAGTTTTGAACCTTCCGTATTTGGTGTCCAAGGCCAAACAGTATTATCAATAGATCTTGCAATCTCTTGTAATCTTTCACGAACTGAGTATTCGCTGTTGGCATAAAATTCGACTTTAATTTTTCTCATTTGTCTAATTGGTTAAGGTGGTCTAACTCGCATTCGAGTCTTAGTTCTTCATCCCACATTTCTGGAGTGTGAGCAGAATAAATAAGGCTGGACAAAAAGTCCAACCTTTGTAGTTTTTCTTGAATACTCATAAAACTATTTGAAAGCTTTCAATAAAATCACAACGTCTACCGTTTCCGTCTGTCATTGAACAAGAGTCGGCATCGTAATTCCATTTTTCTGTTCCAGTAACGTCATAAACAGAAGCTCTAAAAATAGTTTCTTTAGGAAACTTATAAACACGACCCCATGTTCGTTTAGCTTCTTTAGCAGCCCTAGTAGCAATAATAATTGGTTGCTCAGTACCGCTTGCGTAAGATGTGCCATGACCTGCATGGACAATTGCAACAACTAAAGTTTCTGTTGCTGACTTTTTAGTTTTTGAATTTGTCATTCGTTTTGTAAATAAGAATTTGTAAGTGACGAAGTGAGACAGTTACCTGCTCATAAACCAGTGTAGCACATAATGCAACATATGGCAAATATTAATTAATCGAAGGCATCTCGTTTTTTTAAAACTTCTACCTGAGATTCGCATCTGGGGCAAGATAAATTGGTCATTATTGAAAACTCAGGAAAACCATTCATGCCATCTTCTATATCGATATCACCACCAACAATTAAGTCAGCATCGCACCAATAGCAATTCATTACTCTTTTCCAAAGATAAGCTCATGGGCTGAAATTTGATATCCCAAATCCCATGCTTTTTCTAATACTTTTTTTTGAATGGAGGTAGGAATTGTTCCTTGCTTTCTCCACTTGCTTACAGAACCTGCATCCCTTCCAACCTGACGTGCCAATTCACGGACACCGCCAAATTCTGAGATCACAAGTTCGTAGGGGGTTTTAATAGTTGTTTCCATATCTATATATTGCCATAAATGCAACATTTAATCAAGTAATTGGGCAAAAAAAAAGAGGGTGGTTAACCCTCTAGGCAAGCTTGGCACATATCAACTGGAATTCTAATTTGATGAACGACAGTATACATACCTTCGGCAGTTTCAGATTGGCCGTTTATTTTAGAACCTAAAGCAATGCTTTTTTGGCCGTATAAATCCCCTTTTGATATAGAGGATTTACATGAGTAGCAATTTCTTGCTTTTCTTGTTTTTTTCAATTTCATAATTTATTTTCCTAAGTAAGACTAATGCCTGTTTCTTTACTTCTTTGTTCATACTTGTCGTAATCATTGTTGTAAAGATTGTCCAATTCATCCAATGTAGATAAATAAGTTTCTACTCTTGATTTGTCTACATCATCTTGTCCAAAGACTAATAAAGCTTCACCAATTGCTAGTAAATCTTTATGACCAAAACCTTTAGTTGTAATAATTTGCTTGAACAAGTCATAAGGACTATTGTCTAGCCAATTTTCAGAAGCCCATTGTAGGTCTTGGATTTTGTCAAATGCTTTAACTGTTTTTGTACTGGTCATTGTTAAATAAGGATTAGGAATAAAAGTAAATAAGGGAATGCGATAAAGGTCATTGTGTTACACATACATAATAATTTTCTAAAAAGTTTCTGTACCTACTTGGTGTAGTACCTCTAATACTTTTGATTAAGTCACGATGAAAAGTAATTTTCTCAACGTCACCGCATCTTGTATTGTGATCTGTATCAAAATAATTTTGCTTGTAATGTACGGTTGCAAATTTTTGATTGTGGTACTTGAGGATAGAAGTAAATGGTGTACATACTGATTCCTGATGGCTATCAAGAATAGTTAGGTTATTGCGTAAAGAGCCACTGCTGCGTGACTCAATAATTTTTAACGCTTGCTCTTGGTAAATGTCCATTATGCAACCTCCTTTGCTATTAGTGATTCAAAGCATCTGGAAGAAAGCCAGTAAAGGTCTTCACCCCACATTTTCTTTTCTGCTTTTGTTTCCCCTCTAGTTTCTATCTCGATTGCACCTTTTTTTGATAGTGAACTGATTACACCTTTTAACTGGTCTTGTTTGATGTTAAGTACTTTAAGAAGTGGTTGTACCTCATCCCAATCTAGTAACCATTCTGAAGGATCGTCTAAGCCAAAATCAGAAGCTTCAAGGTCATCTACATACCAATCAATAGGAAATAGATTCATAACCTGTTTCTCAAGATCAGTAAATGTATAAGTAGTCTTTACACATTTGCCTAGTTTCTCAGAATACTCAAGTCCATTAATAGTTTTGTTTAATGCTGAATGAGTTTGTGGAAGTGTTTGTGTCATGTGCTTGTTGTTAATTGAAATTAGTAAGTGAAGCATCGGTAGACATCCGATACTTATAGTGTTGCACATAGACCAACATAAGTCAACAAATTTATAAAAAGTGGCTACCTGATGAACACTTTTGATTTTGCCATTTTCTTTCTAATCCATTGCAATATACTTAATTACAAGGAATTTACTAAATAAATTAGATTTTTTACAGATATTGCAATACTTCTAATATTTCTCTATATTATGAGTAATTTTATTTATATCTTTTAATGACAGCAATTACTCAAGTATCTAGAACTTACATTGCTGTTAATTCTGAAGGTTACCGTATTAATTCTAGTCATCACAACTGCCGTATTAGTGAAACTGTAGTAGATGCTATTAGAGAATTAAGAGAAGATTTTAATCTCGGTTACGGTACTCTCTCAACTATCTTTTCTTTACCAAGAGGTACAATTGCCAAAATCTGTAAATACCAAATCCGAGGGCAAACTCCAGATCGTTGGAAAACAATCTATGAAACTAGGAAGACCTATAGAAAAAGTTGATCCTGTTGAAAGTTCCAGAATTTGTGAATGGATTGCTCATGGTAAAACTCTAAGGGAATATTGCAGGCAGAAAGGTAATGTTCAATGGAGAACTATTTATAAATGGTTGGATAAAGATGAGGAGTTTCGGGCATCCTTCGCACGTGCGAGAGATACAGGTTGTGAGATTCTGTTTGAGGAATGTTTAGAGCTAATTGATACTCCTCCTACTATGTGCGGTTCTGATGGCAATGAAAGGATTGATCCGGCATTCATAAACTGGCAGAAGAACAGGGTCGAAACTCGTTTTAAAATGCTATCTAAGTTCAACCCGAAAAGGTTCGGTGAAAAGCTTGGGGTGGAAGGGGAAGCAAATATTAACCTGACTATCAGTACTGGCATTCCTCAAGGATGAGCAGCATTACCCTTGATTACACTCCTAGGGCATGGCAAAAGGAATGTCATGTAAAGAAACAAAGGTTTAGTGTTTACGCTTTACACAGGCGATCAGGGAAGACAGAACTGGCAATAATGGAATTGATTGATAAGGCTATAAAGACAGACAAAGAGTTAGCAATGTTTGTTTATGTTGCACCTTTTTTGCGTCAAGCGAAAGCCATAGCATGGGCTAGGTTAAAACAAAAGATAGAACCATTGCGTAGGAACTCAGTTATAGACATTAATGAAGGTGAACTATCGGTAAGGTTTAAACATAATGGAGCAATCATTAGATTGTTTGGTGGCGATAACCCAGATGCCATGCGAGGACTGCGATTAGACGGAATAGTGATGGACGAAGTAGCCCAGTTAAAGAATGAGCTATGGACAGATATCGTTCAACCAGCGTTGAGTGACCGTTTAGGTTGGTCAATTTTTATTGGGACACCTAGCGGAATTAATCTATTTAGTGAGTTGTATTACAAAGCTATTGATGAAGAGGACTGGACTGCTGCAAGATTCACGGTTTACGATACCGACTCGCTACACCCCAATGAAGTAACACGTCTTAGACGAGACATGAGTGAGACATCATTTGCTAGGGAGTATCTATGTGACTTCAGTGCAGCAGGTGATGACCAACTTATAGCATTGGCAGATACCGAAGTAGCAGCACAACGTGTATACCAGAAGGCAGATGTAGGATTCTCTCCAGTAGTGTTTGGTATCGACCCAGCAAGGTTTGGTGATGACAGATCTGTAGTGTTCCGTAGGCAAGGTAGGCAGGGATTCAAGCCTATTGTTTATCGAGGTCTAGACAACATGGATCTAGCTGCAAGGATAGCCAACCTGATAGAGGAACATGACCCAGATGCAGTGTTCTGTGATGCAGGTGCTGGTAGTGGTGTAATCGACAGACTAAGGCAGTTGTCATATGACGTTATAGAAATACCATTTGGAGGTAAGGCAACCAAACCAGAACAGTACATCAACCGTAGGACTGAGATGTGGTGGTTAATGAAGGAATGGATAGAGATGGGAGGTGCAATACCAAATGACACCGCATTAAAACAAGAGTTAGCAACACCGATATATTGGTACGACAATGTGGGTAGGAAAGTATTGGAGTCTAAGGATCAGATAAAGAAAAGATTGCAGGGGGCAGGGTCACCAGATCTAGCTGATGCCCTAGCACTAACCTTTGCCCTTCCAGTAGCCAAGAAAGAGATGGAGGACATATACATCAAAAGACGTAAAGTATCTACAGGTAAGAAGGATTATGACCCATACACCAGAATGTAACTTTGTCCGTATAGCAGAAGGACTAGATGTAAAGCCACTGCTTAAATTATTGGAAGATAAACCTGAGTTATGGAAAGAAATAAAAGCAAGGCAACAGTTCACTGGTACACCGCATAAAGATACCGAGTCGATATATGTAAGAGGGCCATATGCAATGAGTATCTACTACGTTTTATGGGATACAGGATCATACGACTATCCATGCATGGAGTATTTAAAACCTGCATTAGTACCATTAATGCGTCCAGTACTGGAAAAATTAGAGGTTAAAGATATGGGAAGGCTACTTATTGTGAATTTAAAACCTAGTGGTCATGTAACCAAACATAATGATCAGGGAGCGTATGCAGACCACTACCAAAGATTTCATTTAGTGTTGCAAAGTAACCAATGGTGTAGCCAAACTTGCGGAGATCAAAAGCAAAAGTTTGAGGTAGGCGAGGTTTGGTGGTTTAACCATAAGAAATTACATACAGCGGACAATGTTGGCATGACCGACAGAGTGCATATAATATTTGATTGTGTAACTAATTATCCTTTATGACTAGTGTGACCGTAACTAATGATAGTAAAGCTACTGTAAACGAAAGTAGAGTACCTAAAACAGAAATTAGACTCTGCACCTACGATGAATTTGTAGTTATAGCAGATCCATTATTTGAAGAGCATTACGAAGAGATTGCTCGAAACAAACGAATAATGAAACTGAAACCTAACTACGACCTATACGAACGGCTTAATGCCACAGGTTGGTTATTCATCTATGTAGCAATGCAAGGCGATGTCTGTATTGGATATTCTATGAACATAATGATGCATCACTTGCATTATGCTGATCTAAGGATTGCCCAGAATGACATTTTGTTTGTCAAAAAAGAACTTCGGGGTGGACGATTAGGTTTACGTTTGTTGAAAGCAACAGAAGATCATGCAAAATCTGAAGGCTGCAAACTAATGTTATGGCACGCTAAAGAAAACACCGCTTTAGCAAAATTGCTACCAAAACTAAAATATGGTGTACAAGAAATTATGTATTCTAAGGAGATTTAATTATGGTAGTTACAGCAGTTGTAGCAGCAGCAGCCACATATACGGCAGTTACAGTAAAAAACCAAGCTGA